TTACGTTCGGGCGGCTTCCTTCGTAGTGGCGGAAGCGGGCACAGCGCCCTTATGGATCGCGATCACGTCCTCCTCTACGGATAGAACGATCACATCCCCGTCTGCGAAATCACCGTTGAGCAATTTGACAGCCAGCTGGTTCTCGATCAGATTCTGGATGGCACGCTTGATCGGCCGCGCCCCGAAATCGGGATCGAATCCCGCTTTTGCGATGAACCTCAGCACATCCTCGTTCCACGAAAGCTGGAAGCCCTTGAGCGCCAGACGTTTGGCAAGCAAGTCGAGCTGCAGCGCCACGATCTTCTTGATCGCGCTCTCATCAAGCCGATGGAATACGATGATCTCATCGATCCGGTTGATGAACTCCGGCTTGAACGAAGCGTGGATCACCGCTTCGACCGCCTGTCGGGCCACGTCGTAGTCCTTGGACATCAGCAACTGCTGGCTTCCCAAGTTGCTTGTCATGATGACGATCGTATTGGTGAAGTCGACAACCCTGCCCTGCCCGTCGGTCAGACGACCGTCGTCAAGAACCTGCAGCAGCACGTTGAACACGTCGGGATGCGCTTTCTCGATCTCATCGAACAAAATCACCGAATACGGGCGACGTCGAACAACTTCGGTCAGCTGACCGCCTTGGTCATAGCCGACGTACCCGGGAGGCGCTCCGATCAGACGGCTGACCGAGTGTTTTTCCATGTACTCGCTCATATCGATCCGCGTAAGGGCCTTTTCATCATCGAAGAGGAACGAAGCCAACACCTTCGCAAGCTCCGTCTTGCCTACTCCCGTCGGTCCTGCGAACAGGAACGACCCTAAAGGCCGATGCTCGTCACCGATACCCGTCTTGTTGCGCCTGATGGCGTTCGCCACCGCCTTGATCGCTTCGTCCTGCCCGATGACACGCTGCGACAGCGTATCCTCGAGGTGGACGTACTTCTCCATCTCGCTGGCGAGCATCTTCGCCACCGGCACGCCTGTCCAGTTGCTGACGATCCTCGCCACGTCGTCGTCCGAAACTTCTTCCCGCAGCAGTTGCCGACCATCGGTCTGCACTGCTTCGAGGGCGGAGCTCTTGTCGGATATCTCCTTGGTCAGCGAGGGAATCAGCCCATGCTTGATTTCGGCGGCCTTGTTCAGGTCGCCGTTGCGTTCGGCCATCTGCTCCTCGGTCTTCAGCTGTTCAAGCCGGGCCTTCTTCTCACGGATGCTGTTGATCGCATCCCGTTCGTTGGTCCACTGCAGATGCATCGCGTCGCGCTGGGTCTGTAGTTCGGCAAGTTCTTCCTTGATCTTTTCCAGCCGCTTGAGCGAGTTCTTGTCGGTCTCGCGCCCCAACGCCTGCTGCTCGATGTTCAGCTGAAGAATCTTCCGTTCGATCTGGTCGAGTTCCACCGGCTGGCTTTCGATCTCCATCTTCAACTGGCTCGCAGCTTCGTCGATCAGGTCGATCGCCTTGTCGGGGAGGAATCGATTGGTGATGTACCGGTCGGAGAGAACCGCGGCGGCCACCAGCGCCTCGTCCTTGATCCGTACCCCGTGGTGCACTTCATACCGCTCTTTCAGTCCGCGAAGGATCGCAATGGTATCCTCAACGGAAGGTTCTTTGGTGTATACTGGCTGGAACCGCCGCTCCAGAGCCTTGTCCGTCTCAATGTACTTGCGGTACTCGTCCAGCGTCGTCGCACCGATGGCGTGCAACTCTCCGCGGGCGAGCGCAGGCTTGATCAGGTTGGAGGCATCGGTCGACCCTTCCGCCGCTCCGGCTCCGACGATCGTATGCAGTTCATCGATGAACAGGATGATCTGGCCTTCGGACTTTACCACTTCGTTGATCACGGCCTTCAGCCGCTCCTCGAACTCACCGCGGAATTTCGCGCCGGCGATCAAGGAACCGATATCCAGCGACAGCAACCGCTTGTCACGGAGCGATTCGGGAACGTCGCCGCTGACGATCCGCTGGGCAAGTCCTTCCACGATGGCGGTCTTGCCGACACCGGGCTCACCGATGAGCACCGGATTGTTCTTCGTCCTTCTCGACAGCACCTGCATGACACGCCGGATCTCCTCGTCACGGCCGATGACCGGATCGAGCTTGCCCTGCCTGGCCAGCGACGTCATGTCCTTGCAGTATTTTTCCAGCGACTGATATCTGCTTTCAGGATCTTCGTCGGTGATCCTCTGGTTGCCGCGGATCGACTGCAATGCGGCCATCACGTTCTCCTTGGTCACTCCGCGGTTCTTCAGCATCTCCCCTACGGGGGAATCGCCGTCCTCAAGAATCGCCAGGATCAGATGCTCGGCGCTGATATACTCGTCCTTGAACGTCCCTGCGATCTTCTCGCTGGCGTATAGTTCATTGCCCAGCCGATTGGACAGGGAACGTTGCGAGGCACTGCCGTAGCTCTTGGGAAGCCGGTCCACCATCTGCTCCAGCTCCTGCTCAAGGGAACGGGAAGAGACCCCCAGTTTCTCGAAGAGAGGACGTACCATCCCCTCCTTCTGCTGCAGTAGCGCCAGCAGGATATGCTCGGTATCGATCACCGAGTTGTTGTGATCGTTCGCTATCGTATCGGCGCTCTGAATCGCCTCGCGAAGCTTGATCGTCATATTCTCTACATTCATATAATCGTTATAACCCCTTCTCTATTCCATGTAATTTGTTCGTGAACATTCCGACTGTAGTGGAGGAAGAAGAATTACATGTCCGCACGCGAATTCCGGCCGGACGTTCGCTCCCGTCCGCCACGAATACCATGCAATTGACTACCCGCCGATCGACATCGGCAAACCGGCGCCCACCCTCGGCACCTCAGAACAGCCATAATATACTCACGAATCCGGTTATCGGCAATTTCTTGCATACTGTGTTTTCCGACGCATCGCAAATCTTCGGAAAACGATATGACCGACACCGACAGTTGTTGAATCCAGAATTAAATGAGCGTATTTATCCAGAAAGCGGTGAAAGAATCGCGAAATAATATAGTGAAAATAGGTTTAGAAGTCGTTTAACCCTTGTTTATCCCGTAAAGTTTATAAATGTTTAAAAATCAGTAAACGCGAATTAAACGCCTCTAAGCCAGAAAATCGCGAAAAGTTTACAGAGAATTATAAACCCCATGAAATCATTTCGCGAAATTCTATTGCGAAGATTGCGAAATCCGATTCATGGCAGCTTCAATCCGATTTACAGCAATGCTGAAGTACTTTTCATCCTGTTCGATTCCAATGAACATCCTTCCCGTATTTATCGCTGCTACACCAGTCGTCCCTGAGCCCATGGTGAAATCCAGCACAGTATCTCCGGGATTTGTATATGTCAGGATCATGTATTCCACCAGCGCTACTGGCTTCTGTGTAGGATGATGGTGCGATACATCGCGGGCAATCTCCAGAACGGACAATGGGTACCTGCGACCATCTTCTGATCCTGTTGTCCTGTCGTCAATCGGACGATAGCATTCACTCATTTTTCGGATTCCAGCCGTGGCTTTCTTTCCTTTATAAGGAGTACTATACCAGAATTGTGGATTATAGGTCGGCTGTTTACGATAGAATACCAGAATGTCTTCATGCGCTCGTAACGGGCGATTCTTAGCATTGAGAAAACCCGTGCTATAGTTCTTCACCCAAGCCCATGCGTACCGCAGGTTTTGAAGATTACTGTTGCCTAAGACTGTTGTAAAGGGCTGGCAAGCGGTAAAAACAAACGCTGCATTTTCTTTGCTTACCCGATATAAATTATCCCACATCTTATCCAGAGTGATCACGGTATCCCATTTACAAGCCGTCGTACCATAAGGCGGATCTGTAAGTACCAGGTCAACTGAAGCGACAGGAAGTTTAGGAAGAACCTCCAGACAGTCTCCACAATACAATGTGGCATTCCCGACCTTGATTCTACTACTATACATACAACCCCTTTCGGTGGCGAAGGGTCAGTAAGATTGTTACATATTGGAGTAGCGAGAAATTGCATAGCTCAATCGCTCTGCTAGGGGTCAAAGGAATTGCGAAATCAATTCTTGATGTCTTTGTTGAGCGGGAACAATGACATTGCGCTCAACAAACCTTGTATAACCATCTTTATCAGCATGAGCCAGCAAGCCATTAACGGAACATAATTGAGCCGCGAGAAATTCAGGATCCTGCGCCCAGTCCATTATTGATTTTATTCGCCGCCCTGCTCTTGCGAGTGTTGATTTTCTTACATATATTTTATCCGGCAATACCCTATATCCACAGAAATCTATTGCCTGAGGTTGCTCATACGGTCGTCTAAATTCAACCACCTGGCATTTATTTCCGTTGATCGATAGTTTAAGTTTGCTTTCCGCGAAAAGTGCCAGGGTATACATCTGATCTTCAAGTCGGTCTCGGTCATTCCCGAGATAGTAGATGTCGTCCATATATCTTCCGTACTTCTTTATGCCGAGATTCATGGCAAGATGATCCACTTCATTTAGAACAACATTCCCTGCGAACTGACTGGTCAGCGATCCGATCGGAATGCCCGGAGAATAGCTCTCGATGATAGTACGGATCAGCCACATGGACCAATCGTCAGTCACTGTCTTGCCGATGATATCAAGAAGAACGCCGTGATCAATTGAGTGAAAATATTTACGGAAGTCTATTTTTGCAACATACCAGGTTTCTTTTCTCGGAAGATTCTGCATCGCTTTTTGGAGGTCAAGACATGCTCTCAGCATGCCTTTTCCTTCTCTGCACGCATAGCTGTGATCAATGAACTGTGAATCGAATATAGGACCGTAAACATTGCACCATTGTTGTTGAGAAAGTCTATTGTCTATACTAGGCGCTGCTATGAGGCGTTCCTTTGGTTCATGGACAATAAACATCCGATTCGGTCCTGGATGCCATGTTTTTGTGCGAAGATTCTCCTGATGGTTCCAGAGGTTCAGTGCTAGGCTTTTCTCAAAACGTATAACCGCCTTACTCTTTGAATGGTTTCTGCGTATCTTCTGCCATGCAATTAATTGATTGTTCCAGTCTAATACTTGATTTTTCATGGTTATAAAAATGGCGGTGGGCTGAAACCTTTAAACCGCCTGCTGCTACGTGAATTTGCACTTGCTAGGGAAACTGTCCTTTTTGCAGCCTTAGGCTCTTGACCGTCAGGATTCTGCAGAGAGCGCAGGGCCCGGAACACAATGTCCATGTTCGTGTTCGACCGCGTGTTGTTGCCGTTGCGACACCCGAGGCCAGCATTCGACGTGTTGTTCGGGTTGCCACCCGCATAGGGGCCGGAATCGGGCTTAAAAAAGCCCTGAATCATTGTTGCACGATTTCCCCTTGATACCCTTGAGAGAGGATATCCACCCTCCAATAATCCGCCCAAGCTCATCAAGCGTCTTGGCGCAGCATACCGAGCGTTCGATTGAGATAGAGTATTTAACAATCCCTCCCTTTGAAAGAAAGGAAAGGTTCGGAGCTTGATTAATCCAAAATTTGACATTTTGTAGATGGTGATCCGCGGCTTCAATCTTTCGCATCATTACAGATGATGTGTTCTGAAATTTTGCTTCATTCAAATATGTTCCAACTTCCCCGATTTCTTCACAGATTGTTTTACCAAACATAAGCCTATATGGATTAGGCATCGAGTTGTAACACAAGACTACCTCATTTACCGCTTTTGTAAGCGTCTGAAAAAGCGGATTTGAGTCCTCAAATTTTTCCATTTTTAAACCTCAAAAACAAAAAATTTGCGAGTGCCCTCGCGGTGCGCAAGGGCACAAAGAATCAATTCTCAGAAACCCCTGGACTATTTTAAGCGCAGGGCCCGGAACACAATGTCCATGTCCGCGTTCGACCGCGTGTTGTTGCCGTCGCGACACCCGAGGCCAGCCCTCGACGTGTAGCGCGGGGCGCCACCCGCATAGGGGCACCTCTCGCCAAGATTGCGCATATAAGCGGTTCCGGCAGGAGCGATCGTGCAGGGAGCAAGCCCTAGCTCATACGCCATAGGAGGTACCGTCACCCCGGACCGCATGCCAAGCGATGCGAACGTGATTACACCATACGGAGACTCGACAGTCTGCTGGTTGTCGATGGATGCTGCGATTTCGAATGGCGCGGTTCCGGATGAGGGGGCCGCCGTGATGTAGTCGTAGCCCAGCGTCCCTGACGTGCCTAGATTCTGCCAAGTTCCATCCTGTGCAAGCTCCTTGAAAAGCGTCGATGAGGCCGTCAGATCGCGCCCGGCGACCGCGGCGTTGTTGTCGGGAATGATCCGCCATTTTCCGTCGACATACTTCAGATCAGCGTATCGCTCGAGACCGTTGCCAACCATATCGGCCGGTTCGAAGATGGATCCCAGCAGATGCCAAGCTTCTGGACCTGTACCAGTCCTGGTCAAATACGCATTGTTATCCGATATTGTAGCGACCTCCCCGTATTCTGCGGCTGCGTGCGATTTCCCATATTGGCTATTGCCTCGTGGCTGGAACGCCAGTCTCATCGACAGGAGCATCAGGTACGACCAGACCGCATTTGTCGACAAGGCGAAGCGATTGCCCATTGCGACACACAACGAAATCATTGTGTCCAAAGTCAGGGAGTAGGAAGGAATCAATCCATAGAGAGATACGGGAGTGTTTGCCCCGGCAGGAGTCCTGCCTCCCAGATATTTCGAGACCTGGAATTCTCTCGGCGCCCCGTCTACATAGAATGCAGGATGCAACGCACGTCCGTCCGGAGTGAACAACGTCCCACCATTAGACAGGTAGTCTAATCGTGCCTGCTGGTTAATCGGATAGTTGACCATGACGCTCGGACGTCCGAGGTCGTCGATTACGACTTCATTTTTTCCTTGAGACAGGTTGAGGATCGCATCTCCGATATTGACCGCATCGTAGTAGTCACCATCCTCAAGTACCAGGCCGCTGCCCTTGACGGCCAGCGCGGTCAGTGCTTTTTCCAGGCGGATCATCTCCGCCACAATTTGATCATACTTCATGTTCAAAATCCCCCTCGTTTGCGGCCTCAATTTCGAAGAGGTCTTCGTGTTGTGAGCGGATATCAGCCGCTAGGATCGGCGCATATTCTTCCGGAGCCCTGGAGACGACTGCGGAGCCTGAACAAATTACATTGTCGTCTTGATCAATCCAGTCCAGTTCTATGTGGATTCCATCTTCGACAATAGCTGTAGAATAAGTGAATCTATAAGTTGTCATAGCTCGATCACCTCCAGTGTCGCAGCCCCGCCTTGGGAGCGCGCATAGACCGATACCGCTGTCGCCGGGTCGAATGAAATAGTCAGCGTAGCCCCTGGATCAATCGGAATTCCGTCTTGGTAGATCGCATTTACGGATGTCGGTCCGATCTTGACTAGGTACGGTGACAGATTGCGGATTTTCATCGCTGAGCGATTAGTGAGTTCGGAGTCTCCTGCTTTAAGCAGTACAGAGGCTCCCGCCGTCGCTGTGACCTGTCCGATGACCGGTACCGCCTTTAGCGACAACTCCAAAGGTTTATCAGCGGTCTCCCGCGTAAGATCACGCAATCCTGCAATGATACGTGACATGTCGAAGCCGTTCGGCTCATTGAGAAAATGACTGTCCATTTATACCCCCTCGTATTGAGTGATTGTTTTTATAATGTGGCCGTTTACTTGTGCACGACCGACTACATACTGTACTCCGTCGATACTGATGCCGCCGACCGCAGTCCCTGCTGCTCCTACCGCAACCGATGCGGCGGCTTGTGCGTCAAGCTTTGCTGTGTTGGCAGATGACGCAGAGCCGGCTGCACCTGTCGCACTTGAAATAGCGGCATCCTTGCTCGTTGACGCTGATGTAGCAGAGTTCGCCGATGAGATAGCGCTTGCAGCAGCCGCTTCTTCAGATATCAGGGCCGCTGCAGCCGAATCGGACGCATTGCTCTCTGCGGTTTCCGCATCATCCTTGAGCTCTTCGAAAAGCTCCAGGTACTGATCCAGCACAGTCGGCGTAGTCGGTATAATCGCATCCGGTGTAAGGTTCTCTTCTACATAGATCGTCGCAGGAGCTGAAACCCATTTTGAATCTCCCGAAGTCGCATAGAGCTGAATCTCCATCCGGCCGCTCACCTGCGTCGCAGTCACCCCGGGTGTCCAATCAAGATAAATCAGTTCTCCGGAAAAAGTTTTTGAAAGCAGAACCGACTCCCCCTCCCCGTTTTTGTTGCGGAATTGCAGGTACCACGTCCACCCCGACAGATCGATCTCCTCCCGGTATGTCTTCTGAACGACGAACCTGATCGTGTCAGCTCCAGTCTGTCCTCCGATCACCAGCCTTTTGACCGCGTCGACCGCGATCGTCTTATCTCGAATATGCACCTGTATCATAATGCCCTCCTGAGCAGATCTATTAATAGGACGATGATTGCTCCTGCGCCCACCCCTGCAAAGTCTGCTAGAATATCCCACCAGTCCCATTTGTTCCCGGCAGCCCGGCTGTCGCCAAACTCCTTGCCCAGCCCCAATCCGATCGCGAACGAAGCCCCTGCGACAAGAGAGAAAAGTCCAATCAGCAGCGTGCAACCGAAGCAGATCAAGAAATGCTGGAGCTTATCCGAGAGACCTGTGAACCATTTAATGATAGATGTCATGACGCCTCCTTATTGCACAACCTTGAGCGTGCCGTTGTCGACCCATACCCGTCCCTGCTCAAGCCCGAGAGAGGATATCGGTAGATCGACAAGCATCTTGTTTCCGCCGGTATATACGGTGACTTCCGGATCTTCTGACAAGACGCCGGAGCTTGTTATCCCGCTCGAGCTGCTCCATTTTCGTTCGATGGTCGCGACAAGGTTAAGTCCTGAATCGTACAAGTAAATGTAGGTCTCATTACCGCCGAATCCCCAGCTGCTCCACTCGTAGTAATACGTCTTAAGATAGACATAGGAACTATAGCCGGCGATCGAGCAAGGAACGATCTTGCCGTCAAGCGACACATTGACGCTGCGCACATGATCTCTGATCGTCTTGGCCTGATCATTGTCGCTTGTCGCTGTAACAGGGTATCCGGTCGAAGCCTCGGGCTCGATGCGCAGGGAGCCAAAATCAGCATAACCGTCCTGGATCGTAACGTTGCGCAACAACGCCCCGACAGCCCGAATCATCCCATCCATGGCTGACAGCTTGTATCCTCCAAGCGGCTTACCATTTGAATCTTCGGAATACCCCCCCTCGATGATGCCGGAGCCGGTCATGACCAGATGCATCGCAGCCAGCAGGTCGGTAAAGATCGCAGCGGCATAGATCGTGTCGCCGGTCTGCTGGGCGATCGCCATCGCATCAGACAAGCCGGCCATGACTACATACGACGCGGTAGTCTCCGCCCAGGAATCGTTGATCGCGGAATACTTGTAGTAATGATATTGAGTCCGGCTCTCGGTAGTAGCTCCGGTGTAGAGGTAATAGTCCTTGTCTATCGGATCAGCGGGATCTGTCGTTGATGTCCCCCTGTATGCCCCCGAGTCAATGCCGCTCATCCGGACAGGCGTGGTCCAGTCTCCGACCTGATCACCTGTAGAAGAGAACATGGCTGTACTACCCCATACTGGATTCGTGCCAGCCGGAATCTGTGTCGACCATCTATTAGTTTCTGATCCAGAAGCTCTCAAGCCAAAGACTTGGATTTGACAGCGTCCGTTGACTTGAGTGAATGCACCTGTAGGTTGCCAGTCCAGATTCAACACATTACCCGACACACTTTTGGTAAGGAGGATTGGTTCTCCTTGTCCGTTCCTGTTCTTGTATTGCAAATAGAAAGTAAACTGGCTTAGGTCAGTTTCATCGGCATACACCTTATCAAGGGTGAAGCGTACTGTTTCTGCCTTATGTTCAAGTCCTACCACCAAGTTCGCCAATTCCGAAATTCGTATCTCTTTGTCTACTATTGGTACTATTTTCATTGTCCCATCCTCAACATGAATCTCACAACCATTGCGCAAGAAATGCCGATTGCTATCCCAATGGTATCAGCCCCGACATCACTCCAATCCCATCTATTTCCGACAGCTTGTGAATCACCGTATTCCTTCCCAAAAAACCTTCATTCACCCCTCCTTGAGACAAGTCCCCGGATATACTCCTTGGCTGCTCTTTTTGCAGCAAGGTATGCGGAAGCTTTGTCGTCGTCATCTCCGAGGTAACGTAGATACGCCCGACTCATCTCATCGACGGTCATCGTCTCAACGAAAGGCCTTGATTCATCAGGTTCCTGAAAAATATCGTCGCTCAGTCGGTGGTATCTTTCATGCGCATATAAATAGCTACGAAGGTCTTCATCTGGTAGGTTCGAGATAAACCGTGTCCACTCGACAAGCTTGACTTGTTCGACAGCACTACGAAATTCATCAAGCGTTATTTCTTCTGAGCCAGGAAGCCCGACACCCTCATAGCAGACTCTATCCTCTCTCCTCCAATAGGGCATATATCTTCCTCCTATGGTCTGTTGTACCGGATGTAATCGCTTGAATCGACATAGATGCAACCATCAACCGACGACGCCAAATCCTGTGGCATATTGGGGAAACTCAACATGGCCTGAGATCCACGATAAACTAGCAGGGTACTTGACGCATCTTGCCCGACGCCACTGCCAGAAGCCTTGACAGAGCCATAGCCGCTTATATCATCAATATCCGGTAAAAAGTCAGTAATAGAAGATATGGGATCAACGCCCCTGCTGATTGACGGTGTCATACGCCCACCGGAAGTTCTCCAGCCTGCACCCCAGCCCCACAAGAATGAATACCACTCCGTGTGGTACCAACAACTGGATTCAATCCAAAACAAAAGAGCAACCGTGTCGTTGGTGTTTTTTCCCCAGAACTCAACCGTACATGAACAATCGGCATTACCCCAAGAAGAAGGAAGGGAAGCCAATCCTCGAAAAACGCAATAGTATACGTTCGACTCTCCTGTAATCTCACAGATGTATTTTTGACCTTCCGTGATTCCGGCAGATTTTGCCGCATTACAGAAACTCCATGCCATCCCGTTGCCATACGCGACATTTCCAAGGGACACCATGGTTACTCCTTTTGGAGATGGCATTGAGATGATTCCGTAGCTATTGATTTCGCCGATGAATTGCCCACCGACAGTGCTGCCTGTGATTTCACTCTCGCTGATTGCAACACCTTTCATTGCAACCGATTCTTTCTCAATCACGATTTTATCGTCCGCAAAAACCAATGCACGTTTAGATCCGTTCTTGGCGAACTCCAGATGCATGAGGCTATCTTTATATGGATTGTTTTCGTCGATGACAGTCCCATCCTTAATGACTGCAAGATTTATCTCAGGACTGATTATCCAATCACCATTCTCATCTTTTTTGCCTCCCTCAAGGATCAGCACGATGTGATCATCTTCAACATCGCCAGTCAAAGATGGGGCTATTGTCTCGCTACCAAATCGCCTGGCTTTGTAATCCGGGATGAATGCTTCAACGACTTTCCGAGATGACTCTTGTATTATATTTTGGCCAGGAGAAGCGTTTGGGTATCTGGAAATCCCCGGATTGAATTCTGGGATGGTGTCGGAGAGTGCATCGTAGCACTCCGGTGCGTATTCGATGGCCGTGAAACTACAAGCATGGTTGCTGTCATATGATATCTTTGTGACCATCACTTTCAGTGTCTCTGATTGGTAATACCCGAAGCTCACCAGATCACCTTCTTCCACTGATCCTGACTCTACTGGTGTTGAGAAATATAACGTCTTCCTTGATCCAGCTTTCGTCGTCAATGGAGCACTGATCATGGCAGCCTTATTCCGGATCTGTAGTCCATAGCTCGACCCGTCTTCCATTTTCAATTCCGAATCGACTACGACAGCCGCTATATCACCATCATCATTGGCAACAAGCCTTTTGATGCGAGCTTCCCCCAGTCCGAGCATGAAGTTGTCGTTCTCAATGAGTACCACATCTCCAGGGACACAGATGATACCCTCGATGTCAGTCTTCCATGTGTATGTCCTGCGTCGCAGATGCGTTTGCTTCAACCGTAATGCACCGAGTTTCGCGGCATGTTCAGCGCTCGTGATGCCGATGCATGTTACTTCCAGATCATCTCCATCCTGCTCGGCATCGTAGACGATCTCATTTTCATCATTGATTGAAATCAAGCGTTCCACTTCCACATATCCAAGATTCGCATCGACATATTTCAGTCGAAGATTCCGAACCGGATCAGCGAAAGACATCTCCATGTTGAATGCCCAAGCATTTCGAGGGGTAAACATCTGCGAGACCAAAACATTTTCTTGGTCAATTCGAATTCCAATCAGGTTTGGAGACAACCGCAGTTCAGCCATATTGCTCTGTGCAATGTACTGACAGAGTTGCAATACGGTATATTCGCCGGTGATCCACGCATCGCAAGTTAACGAATTGGTTTCACAGAACTCATAGAATTCTTCAAATTCCGCCCAATCTATTTGTGCATCCGATATTGGTTTGGGATTCGCATATGGATCGGTCAACAAGTAAAGGATAGCAGATGCCGGATTCCTGGTTTCTGCTACGGCCCACGCATCCGCACCTGTTCCTGATCCCAAGTACATTCGGGTTCTCAGCGTCGCTATCACATTCAGGGAATCCACGACCCCGTTGAGCTGGTTCGTAGCCTTTATCTTCGTACTGAGAAGACAATACCGCCCGTAATTGGGAACAGGAGACGTCTGACCGTCAGCATCAGCTGTCAGACACTGCAAGACATCCCAGTAGAGATAATCATTGATTGATGAGTTAGTGCCAACAGCAGATGTCCTTGTCACCCTGACTTCGTATTGTCCGTCATCAGCACCTGTCGGCATGATTTGAAATGATTGACGCCATTTGTCAACATTCAAGCCGATAGTCTGTTCCACGGCAATCTGCCAGGTCTCATCTGGAACTCTCCATTCAATCCGAAAACCGATGTTGTAAGTTTCCCTGTCACCATCGTCATTGAATTTGTAGATGCCACTGGGAGCGGCCAGTCCGACACGAATCTGATAGGTACCGCTCGCAGTGTTTCTGATGACGGGAGTAGCCGTCCCGTCATTGGCAAGTTTGATGTTGATGGTAGATTCAATACATCGATATGGATAAATCGTTGCAAAGCCAGATTCATATATCACCCCATCGTATGAGGCTACCGGGGTTTCTCCAATCTTGAGGGTAGCCATATCAATGCCAACATTGTTATAGCCAAAGCAAAACAACTGGTGCAGGTACTGATCCTGTGACGCATATGATGTATATGGCAGCGCCGCTACATCTGGATACACTCGATGTCTTCCCAATAAAAGTGGTATCCTTGAATTCTGTCGAGCGGTATTCGAACTTCCCCGCAATGAAGGAGACGTCTGGACTTTGTCGATTGTGGGTTGGTTGAAATAACTATAGAGGGTAAAGCCCAGGGCTACTGCGCTAATGACGATACCCACTATACTCAATGCTGTCGCGAGACCACCTGGTACAATCTTGACCGTCACAAATTCGGAGGACAATTCTCTATCGATATCTAATACGAGCGAAGTTCCATCATATATGGCGGCACATGACTCATCCAACTCCAAGTTCAGAAGCAGATCGCGAGCAGTTAAACCATTGTTTAACCGCCTTGTTTCATAGTCTCCGGTGAGTATGTTCGTAATGATCCTGACTACCATGGATTCATGATAGCTTTTCTCAACAAGCCTTAATCTAAGGGTTTATAGAGACCTAGGATCAAGTGACGGATCCGATGGTATGGTTCGCACAAGGCTCCCCGTCTCGTCATATGCAAGACGCCCCCCTTGTAATAGATTCCGACATGAGGTATGGGCTCGAACGATCGTATCTGGACTATACAGAAATCTTCAGGTTTATCAAGTTGTCGGAATACTTTCATGGCATGTGGGAGAGTGGAGGGAACATCCGGAAAGAATGGAAGATCCCTTCCGATTTCGTCATGATAGCACAGACCGACGAGCCCCCAGCAATCTGTTCCGTCACGGCTACGACCTCCAGGTAGATAAGGGATGGCAACATAGTCCTCCATCTTCATCCAAATACCCCTGGAAACAACAGATTCGTGTAACTGTCTTTCGATGCGGTATAGTTGAGAAACCCTTGCCGTGTCAGTTCGAGCGTCGCTTTACCTGATGCAGAATCTTTCTTGAAGGAATCAAGAGAATACGAGTATGGTCCGTCGATCCTGATGGAGGGCTGGTCCAATCTGATACAAGAGAGTGTTACTGTCACTCCGGAAGTTACCTGTTGTAATGCCCATGCCAACGTCCGATCGACATCATCAATTGTAATCTGCGCAGAGTCATCTTCTGAAGAACTGTCGGGAGGTGTGAATGAGAAATCCCGAGCGACAAAAGTTTCTCCGGATACAACGATGTCTTCTGTATTGGCTACATACAGCATTGGGACATCCCAGGAAGCGTGTTCTATACGAAGAATGTTGCCGAATACTGCTGTGGTTTGTGGCAAATACAGTTCCTTCAATGCTTCGCTCATGGCAACAACTCCAATTCCAATGTCAGTTTCCAGATTCCTTCATCAACTCTAGTCTTCTTGGGCAACTCGCGGAATCTACATTCCCGCCAATCCTGTTCCTGATCAAAATCCGGGAATAAGAAACTGTCAGCTCCATCCGAAATATAGTTGTGAAGGAAGTCTTCGAATACCGCAAGCTGTTCGTCTGAGAATTCGACCTCTCCGCTTATATATAATGAGGACGCTGTTGTAAGTCTCCTGACCTTAGCGGGACCTCGCTCCATCTCCGTACGCAGGAGATTATCCTGTCGTTGGCTAGACCATCCAAGGTGGATGAGCGGTAAAATTTCCAATGGATACTTATGCATTGCGTCCTACCCTCCTCAATCCGAATCTGCTGGCCAATGAACTGTCATAGCGTCCTGCCGATATCTGTTTCTCGACGACCTTGCCGATCGTGATCTGTATCTCTCGTTCGTCATCTACCGTAGAGGTCTCCTCGGTAGAGACCTCGGCGGAAGTATTGTTGATGATTGTGATCTGTACGTTCGACGTGCCACCTCCGATCGATACATCGCCATCGCGAACACTTTGAGCATACGTCTTGGGTACGATCATCTCACCTCGGTGTATCTGGGCAATCATATCTTCCGGTACCTCGGAAACACCGACTGCAAAAGATGGTAGGGGTTCTGCAGAGATTGCTGCAATCTGCAAAGCTCCTGTCGTAGCTGCCGAAGCAGACAATGCGACACCGGCCCAACCACCAGGATCCGCCAGGTATCGGATGACAGCTGCAGCCGTATCAATCACAGCTTGGAATATCTTGATGTTGCGCTCGCGTTCAGCCTGCTCCCTCTGAAGTTTCTTTTTCTTTTCGTCTGCCTCTTCCTCGATTCTCAGCCGTTCTATTGCTTCAGCCTTCTCTTGTGCCGTTTCGGCATCTCCAGTTTTGACGGCTTCATCGTATTCGCGTTGCAGAGTTTCCATTTCCGTTTCTTCTGCAATACCGAGGGCCTCGAGCTGTGCTTCCATCTGGCGATCTATCTCTTCAAGTTGAGCTTCGGTCTGAGCCGACCACAAGTCGCTGAGCGCACTTGTGAGATCCGTCGCGAAGTTCGCAACCTCATCAAGAGCCTCCAGCCAGAAATCCTTGACCTTCTCAGCTTGCTCCTTGTGGAGTTTTTCTTCTTCGTTCGCATAGTACTTGCTGAGATCATCCATTTCCTTCTGAGTCGCAGTATGGTTGGCTACCTTCTGCTTCATGGATTTGATTGCTTCGTCGCGTTCCGTGTGCAACAGGCCTATGCGGATATCCGTCGCCGCCTTGAATGATCCGACATCTTCCAGATCAGATGCTTGCCGTTCCAAAATGCTTGACCGTTGCTCCTCAAGCATCTTTTTCATCTCTTTCGCAGTCTCTTTACGGGCATTGGAGAGTTCCTGATTCTTTTCACGTTCGAGTTCAATCTCCTGCTCGGCAGTTATACGGTCGTATGCAATCAGATCATCGTTTGTCGCCCGATTGTCTGCAACCTTCTTCTCAAGCTCGACTCGTTCAGCTGCCCGTGTTGCCTGGAGTACCTCAATCCTTTTCTGGTACGCGGCCTCGATATGACCGTTGGATTCCAGTTCAGATGCGAGGGCTTCTTTGATTGCATTTTCTTGTGTGAGCACCGCTTGTTCTGTGGCATCGGCACTTGATTTTCGAGCCGCGGCAAGTTTGCGATTCTTCTCTTCTTCCAAAGCGACCTCTTGGGCATCCGAGACCTTGTCAAAAGCATCAAGTTCCTCCTGTGTCGCCTTCCTGTCTGCAACCTGCTGAGCAAGAATCTCCCGTTCGGCGGCACGTTCTTGCCGCAAGACCTGAAGTCGGATTGTGTAAGCAGCCTGGATATATCCAGACGATTCCAAGTCTGACGCGATCGCCTGTTGACGAATTGCCTCTTGGCTTCTGATCGAAGTGGCTATCTCGTTTTCCAAATCGCGTTCAGAGTCGACACGATCTTGTGCAATCTGTTTTTTCTTTTTCGAATAGACTTCATCAAGGGCAAGCAGTTCCTGATTCGCAGTTTGATTTTCTTTAATCCTATTCCTCAGAGCAGTAATCGACATGGAGTTGACGTCCTCGTCAGACTTGATGAGCCCGGCATCGGTGGACAACTTGCGAATAGCAGCTTCCTGTTCTTCTCTCAGCAAAACGCTTCGTAATACAGATGCTTGTTTGAAATCGCCTGCCTGTTCTGCCTGATCAGCTTTCAGTTCAGCCAGTTGTGTCCGCCATTCGCGACTTGCATAGGAGGCTTTCTTTGTCGCCTCAGTGTTGGCGCTGACCTCAGAGGTGTTGACCTTCAGTTTGTCCGCCATCACCATGATTTCATCATACAAGGCTTTGTCGGTCAGGCGCCAGGTCTCAAGGCTGATTGCACCCACATTGTAAGCTTGTGCGATTGCGATCACAGCCTGTTGATGAGGCTCCATCGCCTGAGCAATACTTGCTTCGGAAGTCTGCATCGTCTTTGCATACTGTACCTGCCAGCGTTGCAACTCCTGTGCAATCTGTTCCCCAGTCAGGTGTGTATTGTTCAAGATGACCTTTGCTTGTTCCAAAGCTCTTTTATAGGCCATTCCCTGGGCATCCAACGTGGCTCCATCCAGAGCATCGAGTGCAGCCGATACTCCCCCGACGCCTTGTTCCAGTGCAAGGGAATACGCGTCGAAGGCTCCCGCTGCTGCTGCATATTGGGATCGGGTGGTTGCGATCTTGTCCGTCTGATCCTTCAGGAGAGTGGACACCTCCTTCATCTGCTGGACAGCCTGCAACCCGAGGACCTGCTTCCGAGCCTCAAGCAATGCCAGCTCCTGTGATGTGAGATTGCTCGTGTCTGTCGTGAGTTGTTTGGTAATTTGGGCATACTCGCCGCTTGTAGATGACAGCGCCCCTACAGCAGTCGAGAGCCTGGCTGATGTATTCTCAGCATTGGACATGCCGACCGTGAAAGCCCCGATTGCGCCGACGACCACACCTACAGGACCACCGATTGCGACGATGGCCGCCGCCAAAACTCCCAAGGAAACAATGAGGGTCTGCGTGTCGTCATCAAGGCCGTTGAATCCGTTAGCGAGATCCAGTGCGATTCCCAAGAGATCCGTCGCAGCAGGGATCAAAGCGTCGCCTAGTTCCGCCTTCAGGTCGACAAGGGTTTGCAGAAGCCCCTGTGAGGTATTCGCAAAACTATCTGATGTCAAAGCCGCATCGCCCAGCTTATAATTGTAATCCGACCAAAGCTGAATCTCTTGATGAAGTGCATTCTTTGACTGCGATACGATGCCGGAGAGGACGGCTTCCTGCTTCTCAAGGTTGGACATCTCAAGCCAAGTCTTATTGATGGCCTTTGCATATTCTCCCTGGTTGATGGTTTCGACAGACAGCGAAACGCCAAGGCGACGCAAGGCTTCGAATTGGTATGCAAGTCCGCTCTGCATCGAGGCCATCGCCTCTGCAACTGGTACGTTGGAGAATGAAGCCAGGTCGTTCGTGATTCCTACGACAGCCTGGGAATATTTGACCGCTTGTTCAATAGTGTCACCATAGCCAGTGCGAAGGTCCTGTTGAGTAGCCAGGAACTCCTTTGTTGCAATGATTCCGCGGCTGGTTGCCTCCGCATATGTCTTTGTCCATGCGTCTGCTTCGGTCTCGATACCTTTGAAGACGGTGTTGAACTTGTTCTCTAGTTCCTCAGCCCGGCTTGCAGCTTCCATCAGGCTTTTGATGAAAACAGCACTTATGACTGTCGTCGATACCTTACGAAGCTTAGTACCCAACTGCTCGATTGCCGTACCGGTCTTCGTGATTTGTGCCCGTGAACGTTCCATGTTCGTAATGAGAGCTGTCGTGTCGCCCGTGATCTTGTAGATGAGGGTTCCTATGATATTGTCCATTATCCTTTCCTTCTGAGCACCCCGTCAGCCTCTGCAGCATCAAGGTTGTGGGATTTCTTGGAGGATATCCAGCAAGCGGCATAGAGCTTGGGATCCATCATCCCAACTAGCTTGTTGATATCCCAAGTGTCCATCTCCAAGAAAAAATAGTCGGGTGTGATATAGGACCACTCCCGACAGACAGCTGCACACAACCGGTCATAATCCAGCGTTTTCTGTACGTTTACTTTTTTTTTACAGAAGGGGCATCCTTGGACAAGCATGTCTCGATGAAAGCCCGCACATCCGTATCATCGGTATTGTTCTGCCACCAAGTCTTGTCATACTCATATCCGTTGCGCGATAAGATCAATGAGAGCAACTGGTCATAGAGTGTCTCGCGATCCGACTGAAATTCGTCGACATCATCCTTGAGCATCTTGATGGATTCATCATCAGGATTGTCAGAAACCTCCCCGGTACGTTTCAGGAGCTCGCCCATCCTCTTCAGATGATTCGCATACATGACGCGTACTGCGGTCACGACACGACTGATTTTGAAGGTCTGATCCGCAATGGTGATCTTGGCCGTGACACATTGGTCACGGCCATTGAGATCGAATACTCTCTCCATCGATTACTCCACCCCGATTTCATCGATGATCTCGAGCAACTGGTCGCCCTGTGCCCTGGAGGTATCCAGCTTCCCTTCGAGTTCAATGGGAAGGCTCGCTGGCTTATCGCTGTCCGCACCGGGGAACGACAGCTTGATACCGCCTGTCAACTTCGCACTGTACAAGGTTACCTGGAACTTCTTGCCATCCTGTTCCTTGGCGAACCGGACGACCTTCGGAGAGATCGTCACGATGCTGTCCCCCATCGTGGCTTTGACTGAGGTTGCAGGAGTATATGAATACGTAATCGTCAATGCATCGGTCGTATCCGCCGTGGAGTCATCCAGGATCATGACGCCCCACCGTCCGTCAGATGCTTGGACGGCAACATAGTCGGTACCTTCGACAAGTGCCGATCCGTCGGAAACCGAGGCGATGGTCTGCGGTGTTCCGACAGCATTCTGTCCGTCCAGCACATAGATTCGACTCTTGTTCCATCCGGCAGGAATGGTTTGGACGGCACCGGAGACCTGGGCACCTGCGACGTTAGTCACATTGAGAAGACCTCCGGAGAGTTTCTCCAGTACTCCCATCCGAATCTGATAGATCTCCGTGGATGCTTTCGCGGACAGGTTCTTCAGATACGTGAGGATTTCCTCTCGCTTTGATCCCTGGATCTGCTGGACGTCATAACTGATCTGGATATTCGTATCCGTGTCCATCGGGATGACACCGATATCTACCAGAGAAACCATATCTTCGCCGACAGAAACCGTACAGCCACTCGGAAGCTGCACACCTGCATATTTGGTCGTTGCCATATTCTCGCCCCTCCCTCGGGCTATCTCGCCTTGACGGCGAATCTGATATCAATAGGAACCTTCCAGGTTCCGTCCTCGACTCTCAACGGCTGAGTTCTTTCCGCCTGCAAGGAGGAAAAAATCAGCCCATCACGGTATAAGCTTAAGAAATGAATCGACTGTATGATGCTTTCAGCAGTCTCGACGACCACGAACTTGTCCGGATGATACAAGTCAAGTTGCATCAACGGCTTCATCATTCCTGCTTCCCGAGTCGCCCCAGTATGTATCGTCTGCAATACTGCAAATGCTCCGGATTGCTCTAGTCCCGCCTCCCCATAGAAAACGGGAACGATTTCGGAAAGCTGTGATCGCAACCATTCGTAGAACGGCTTCTCAAATATCATCATACCCCCCCTTGTCGAACATCAACGTCGCCCAGCCTTCGCTTGAATATTGTCCTGATTCCAGGCAATGCCGCATCAATGCCATTGCGCATGAACGGTTGCGCCCTCTGGAATCTGGTCCCATATTCGACATGCGGCGCATACTCGACATTCGTCCCGATGACAGCCTCTCCATCATCGGCCAGACCGTCCAAGCCATCAGGCCGTTGTTCTCCATCGTTCTGGATGTGCGTCCGATAGTTGATTGATGCCCTCAAATGCCCGGTATCCACAGGACAGAGGCGAACACATTTTTCTTCCGCGTGCATTGCGCTTTCGGTAATGGCGACATCTCTTAGGTGCAATATCGCAGTCAACGCCTGCGAAGAATTGTCCACGAACCTCACATCGCTCACGCCTCGTACTCCTTGACCGATAGTTCGAGGTGATGGCCTATACCCCCACCTGCATCATTGATTGGAGGAACCACGTCATAGCGTACCCCGTCAATCACAAGCCAATCCGACGACCGGATCTCCACTACAGGAAGGAAGACTCGATGCGTAGCCTCTCCTCGAACCTTGCCTTCCCATCTTTCGTTGCCACTGGACACTTGGATCCTGCAAGGAATGTTCGGAATCACCTGCTCACTACCGGACGATCCCCAACTACCATCAGAAGGCGTGGGACGATGAATAGAGCATGTCTTGTTGTATCTACGTACAATGCTCATTACTTTGCGCTCCCGAATCTTCGAATCTTCGTGACGATGGATTTAGGATATCCATGAATCAAATCCGACGTGAGGGATATGCTATAGTTCCCTATCGCTTCCCACGTCGCCCCGATGGTTCCGCCAAGGGTAAGCAGCTTGTAGCTGATCATTTCTGCCGCGACCATCTCCGAGTTGACAGGATAGACGACGGCCCCATGGGCATCCGTATCCCAATCCTTGTTTCGAATGTGCAAGAAATCGCTTTCGACACAGGGAATCAGGGATGATATCTGGATATCCTGGGAATTGTTCGTGATGCCAGCCAAAGCCTTGTAGTTCTCAAGCGTGATGATCGGCACGATAATCCTCCTTCGATGCAACAGGCGTTTATGTAGTGGCCGGAGCCGTTGGTTCCGACCACGCGTAAACGTCCGATAAACACTCTATCGCGGAATGTACACCGGGTACGCAGACACTTTTCCGGTCGCGGCATCGTCATCGGTGGACACGTCCACCCGTGTGAACTCGTCCACATTGGGAGGCAGGGAAAGATACATGAGCACCGTTCCTGCAGCCTGACCGGCAGTGAACTCCTTGCTCGCAATCGTAGACCAGGTCGACTTGTCCGACGAGCTCTTGACCGCAATCGTCAAGGTCTTCGATGTGGTCAACGTGATTGCGGCATCGACGACGACCTTCACTGCGAAGCTGTTGTTCTGACCGCCCTTGCCAAGAACAAGGACGTTGCCAGCGACCGAATCATCCTGAGGAACGGTCACTGAATCCAGATAATCTTCACCATGGACACGAAGATCATCGGTGAGTTTTTTGGACATGATACCTCCTAGCTGATCGTGACGGCATCTTCGGTGCCATCCTTGAAATTGTAGGAACCAATCATGGGAATCTGGTTCCAAGACGTGAGCGCCCGACTGTAGTCCGTTTCGCCGGTCGTCATCCGCATCGCCGTGCCTTTGATGTCGCGCAGCATGTTCAAAGCTTTCGGATGTCCGAAAATGAACGTATTGCCGTCATCGCCTGCCCGTGCGGAAGCGAGCATGTCGTCGATCATCGAAGCAGTCGGCTTATGGGTTGAATCGATGTTTACAATCGATCCGATGCATTGCGGATTCTCGAGCAGGAATCCCAGGTACGACTTGAAGTCTGCACCATACACGGTCTGTCCGCTGGAGTTCTTGTATGGGTTACCTCCGGACAAGGGCAAGGTCTCGAGCAAGGCGCCCTGACCGAAACCAGTCTCATCGTACAGGCCGCAGAATTCCTCTTCAGACCATCGGACCGCATACAGGCTGTAGCCGGTACCGCCCGCACTCACTGCCTTGGCGTGCTTCAGGGCAAAGGCGAGCAACAGGTCGTAGATGATGCTGGTTTCCGTGGTCATTGCTGTCTTGCGCATGATCTTCGGGCTCTTGAGCGCGAGATATTCTGCGAAACCCTTGCCGTTAGTGACCTGATTGACCTTGTCCACCCCGGCTTCGATGGTAAAGCCAAGGATGCCCAGGCTCGCCCATTTCAACTGTGCAGACACATCTGCGACAGGCAGCGGCTGATCGATGTTGACGAAGGCGCCCCCGGTCGCCTCGACCAAGGTCTCGTAGGCATGCTGAAGGCCATGCGTGCTTGGCGTATACCCGATCGTCTCGAGCAAAGGACAATTGTTGAGCAGGTAATCGACCTGCTTCGGCTGCTTCTTGGCTCTTGCCGCAGCAATTTCCCTCAAGGTGTTCATCTCTTAGTCCCTCCATTCAGGACAAGCCTGTAGAAATCCGCAGGGGACATCTCCCCTTCGTCATCGTCATGGTCCTGTCGTCCACCCGGTGCCCCGGTCTTTGCGACTTCCTTCTTCACCTTTGCCTCGGTCTCTTCTTTGACGGAGGAGATCAGCTTTGCAAGCAAGTCCGCATGCTGCTTGATTTCCTCTGCCGTGGCACCGGTAAGCAGGGGTTTGAATTCCTCGGCCACCCCGAGAGTCTTCAGCTGCAGCATTTCATGCTCGGCAAGGAGACTCGAACGCGCATCATCCAGTTCTGCCTGCCGACGCTGCTCCTCGGTCATTTGTGCTTTCTTAAGATCCGCCAATTCCTTTTCCGCTGCTTCTCGTGCGGCCTTCTCAGCGGCAAGCTGCTTGGAGGTTCCTTCGGTTCCCTGTGGATCGATCGGATCAGGTGGTGTGGTGCCAGTCGCACTCCCCCCTCCGCCTCCCGTGTCTTCATCGAAAAACAATCTTGTAAAATTTCGTCTCATGGCTTCCTCCTTGGAAGGGTTTCTCCTATAGCGTAGCAAATGGGAAAGTGAGAAAATCGGAGGGTTTCCGAAAGGAACAACCATCAGAAAGCCTATGGACAAGCGCAGACATGACTAGAATTTGCAGGAAAGGCGTTTAACTGCGTTTATTAAACGGGGTTGGGCTTGATGTGGTGGAATTTTACATCGAATGGTTTTGCGTTCGTCTATGAGGCAGAAATGGAATCATTGTGTCTTGTTGATAGAGGCTTTCCATTCGGAGTATGTCTGGTACGGCTGTACCCCATCCCCTCGGACGTACCTTTCAGTGGGAGGCAACCCCTTGATCTGGCTTACGACACGGCACCTGCAATTGATATCGAACCTGGCGACTCCGGAATGCAGTGGACCGGACACCCATCCGATTGAAGGAACGTACCAACCTTGGTGCTCCATATCCATAGTCTTGCCATCAAGCTCTGCGTGTTCAGGTCGCGTACGCCCGTCAAGCGTCGCATCCCATATCCGATCGAACTCGCAGCCTAGTTCCTTTGCACGGTCATATGCAGCCTGTTGGCCTGCAACAAGCACGCGTTGTCCTTCCGTCCTTGCGACAGTCATGGATCTGTATGCAGCTCCTTTGTCAAGGTAGCGATAACGCTTGCCATCCTCAATCCGAACTCCCAACACGTCGCTGATTCGTTGTGCAAGCTTTTCGTAGGAATCGCCGCGAATGACCGACAGGGCCAATTCGGCCCGTACCTTGTCGACCGACCCTTGCCGGGCAAGTGCCAAGGTCTTGCTCTTGGCCAGCTTTGACAATGAGGATTCAACAACAACCTTGACCGCATCTTGCGGAATCTGTCCCCAGGACAGTGACATCCCCCCGGCCTGGTCGATTATATATGCATGCCTATAGAATGCCTCCTGGTATTGACTCCCTGTCAGCCTATAGATCATATCGTCGACAGTGACCAACTGCTCCTTGAGGATTGAGGAGATGTCGTCCTGAAGGCGGGAAAGCCTATTGTACTTGCTCATGTCAGCATTGGAGAGTTTGCCGTCAGACCCGTACTTCTTGTAGATGGACATCAGCGTACGCCTGCACTGGCTGAGTGCGGTTCCGTAATACTTGATGATCAACCGCTCCGCCCCTTCCAGTATTTTTGCCAGCTCGACCTGGGCTTCCTTATACAGCCTGTCAAAGAGCTTCTGCGCCATATGTATCCGCCACCTCCGCCGATGCGATCAAATCCGCAGCAGCAGAATTCGCTTCTTCTGCGAGTCGCTGTTCTTCAACCTCTACGTCGTTGACATAATCCGCCTTTTGTAGGAGCTCCAGTTGTGTTCGTCGTGATGCGATGCCGGTAAGCTTGACGACGTTGTCGACGATGGTGGTACCTTCGCTCGGCAGGTTGCGTTGCCAGTTGATCTGTACCTTGTCGACCTTGGACCTGCTTTGTCCGAGCCAGATGAGGAAGTTGTTGATGAGTCTCATCCGCCGCATCAGTCCATCGGTGAATCCGCTCTGCTTATCCCCAGCGACCATGACCTCGAATGTAGCATACAAATACTTGAGGGCCTCGCCACTTTGTTGTGCCATTGCATCCTTGTCGTCAAGGTTAGGAATACCGCTCATGCTGTAGATCAGGCCTTCGATGACTTTACGCAGGATTTCACGGCCTTCGTAAGCTCCTTGCTTCGTGAGGTATGTAGCCTCACCATCCTCATCCATCTCCAGGACACGCAGGCGCATCAACTTGTCCAGCTTGTCGTCGTCCAAGCTCAGGTTCTTGAGGATCAGCAACGCATCGGCATACTTGCCATCTTCGTCGAGACCGTTCGCTAGTATCTCGTCATGGGCATCAATCAATGACAAAATTGATTCGATGTCGCCCATGCCATCCTCGTTGTTTGCATAATCTATGACCGGAACCTCGCCGAACTGATGCGCTACCGTCCTTATCCGGGAGAAGGTGTCCCTGTCCTGGATGAAGTGTACGATCCGATCCTTGTAATAGACCTCGATCCTGCGTTCCTGGTCTCCCCATTTGTAGAAGTTGATCGCTGCCCACATCGTTGGTCTGATTGCCAAGTCGTAGATAGGAATCACTTGCGTGACCGGTACTCGATAGAACTGTGGATGAGCATCATCATTGTCGATATACAGGATCTCATAGGCCCGGCCGTATCGAGCCTGATCCCGTCCGAGTCTCACGTTCTCCGTCTCCTCGTCATTACAATCGAAGATTTCCGTGAACCGGCTTTGCAGATTATCCTCGTCATCGGGCCATACGTATGAGATTGCTCCTTCCTTGAACATGAATCCGAGCACGGACTTGATCAGCTTTCTTCCGAGCGGAACGGGAATCTTATGCTTTTGATCCCCTTGCATGATCTTCTCGTTGAAACCCAGATAGTAGGATCGAAGACGCGAAACGTCCGAGTTCTGCATGATCTTCCACGCGATTGCTTCCTGTATCTGTGCCGCCGTCAGGGATATGGATTCCTCAAGTTGATATGTCTTGATCATATGTTCAGTTTCCTCCGAATGCTCATCTCTTCACCGTAACGGTCAGGATGTGCGGACCAGAACGACCCGCCGCTACCACCTTTCTTGCTCGCCTTGACGGCAAGATCCAATGCGTCACATAGATCGTCATACCCGGCAGCAGGGAATCCGACGAGCTGGTCAATCAGATCCTCGTTGCCAGGGCCGAACTGGATGATCTGGTTCTCTACCAATGGACTGAGGGCCATCAGTCGCTGACTCTTGCTTCCCCGTCCTGGATTCACTCCGCGAATCGGCAATCGCAAGCCTTCCTTGGCAGCATCTCGCACAATCTCGTCCTTGAACACGGCTTGGAAGGCAACGACTTCCATATAGCATCGGCGATATTTGAATTCGCGATACCTCTGGAACAGGCGCGTCTTGAACGTCTGCGGACTTTCCTTCTTGCCGTGACTACTGATTACATAGATGATGCCAGTCTTACGATCCACCCCGATATCCACTACCGCGCTCATATCATGTGCACCGGTTGCAGGGTCAACTCCCTCATACATGACGAGGGCTCTTGGAATATCTTCGACTTTCACTCGCTTGATCCATGTTCTCTTGAACATTCGGTCTTCGTCCGACAATGGCCGAGACAGAAACTCTATGGCATAAGCGACGGAGCCTATGTTCTCCTGGATTCTTTTCAGTTCGTCCCAGCTATACCGTTCGGGCCAGAGAGGAATGCCGTGTGGTTGACCATCCCTTGCCGGAACCTCGGCCGAGAACCGCAACCCGATCCAATTCTTCTTCCGGTCAGCCTTGATATCAGCCAACAAACGACTCGGTAAATCATCCTCGTTCGTTATCGTGTTGACCACGACGATCAGGGCATCGGTGCCAAGCGGCTGGATAGTCCGGTTGAACCACTTGCAGACCTTATCCCTTGTCACGCTGCTGTCGCTCTCATCATCCTTGAGCGTATCGTCGACGATGATCAGATCTGGACGGTATTGTTGGTTCCTTCTGCCTCTAAGAGATCCGCCCTTGCCCTTGGCCATGACAGCTGTCCCGTTGTTGAGCTTCAAGAACCCCTTGTTCCAGGGTGTACCGGTCATCAATCCGAAATCTTCAAGTATTCTGTCGTTGTTCTCGATAGCCTGTCGCACGTTATCCATCTGGAGTTCCGCATCGTCTTTGCTTGCTCCGATGATGAGGATGAAATGAGACTTCTTGAACAGCAGACACCATAAGGGGAATGCAAATGTCATGCGTGTGGACTTGCCGTGCTGACGAGGCTCGACATCGACGATACCCTTGATTCCTCTCGTCGGTTTAAATGTCGACCGAAAATCATGGGGGACAATCTCACGAAGTCGCATAGCCTGATCGTCGGTCAACTCCCTAGTCTGGATTACGTCATACAGGATCTTCTGGTATTCCGCTGGTTTGCAAAAAAAGTAGTCGGGAAGATAATACTCGCAGAAAAACGTGAAGTCGATTTCGGCCTTGGATAGCCGTGCTTCACGAGCTTGCCTGGAGGCCGCATCCTGGGCCGCGTTGGCAAGAGTATGGTTGCGCTCCATCAATTCCTGCAGTGCTGTCTTGCTCAAGGTTTTACCTCCAGCTTCATGATGGCCGCCTGCAGTTTCTCAAGAAGATCCGGATAATCTACGGCAAGCTGTGCGGCCAACTCGTCATAGACTTTTGCCTTCGCACGCTCAACCCCGTTCTGAAAGTTCAGCCGATGCTTGGACAGCTCCACCTGGTTGTGGGAGACCTTTGCCATTGCATCGAAGAAATCCTTGGGCTTTGCGAAGTCGATATCCTCCATGTCCAGGATTTTCTCATAGAACATGTTGACGAGGATGCTGTTGCCTGCTTCAACAAGATCGGTGTTCGTGCCGTCCTTGACGCTTTCAAGTACGGTCTTGGCACTTTCGGCCGCGACCTTGTATTTCTCTGCTTTCCTGCGACTAGCCACATAACTTCTCCGAACCGCTTCCCTGGACAAATCGGCACCCTGATCCTTTAGTCGTTCGGAGATCTCCGCATGGGACAGGAGATCGCGATCGTGCAAGTCGACTATCTTTCCGGCCACCCCCAATTCTTCAGCCTTGCTCCGTCTTCCCATGACTACCTCCGAACATGGATGCCGTCGTCAGTGATGGACTGGTCGTACAAATCTTGCCCTTTCGCAGTGAGCCTGTAGTTGTGGATTCGTTCGAAGGCGCTGCCGAACGGAGATTTTAACCTGGTCTCTTCGAGATATCCTTTGTCGACAAGGTACTGTAAGGCCTTGAGGATATCATCGGTCTCCCAGTATTCGAAGAAAGTCTCGTATACGGATTCCCTGCTGATCGGATGTGGATAGATCGTGCACAGGAACTGCAACAAGTTGCCCCGCAGTTCTTTCTTTTTTTCGGTCTGCAATTCCATGTTCAATCCCTACTCCCCTTGGCGACAAGCTCCGTGATATGCAGGAGCTGCTTGTTCACATTTCCAAGTTCCGTTCTCCAGCCGCCGAACTGTTGGAACAGATCTTCCTTCGTGACGTAATGCTGCTGCAGGTAGCCGAGCTTCTCATCCTGCTCCTTATCCTTCTCCGCCTGCTTCTCTGCCATCCCGTCGATACGCCGTGCGATTCCGCCCATTTCCTTGCTTTGGTTCTTCATTTGCATGAGTACCAGGACGATGAGCAGGATGATCACCGCCGTCGGTCCCAGGCTATTGACTATGCTGAGAAATTCCATGTCCACTCCTTACTGCATTGTGGCATGCCTTACCCGATGAAAAATGGAGCCCCTGATTGATAGGGGCTTGTAAATAATCATGTTCCTGAACTAATCGCCGACCACACCAGGCTCCCCAGTGCTATCGTCAGAGCCGCTCCCACCCCTATCTTTAACCATGTGTTCTGGGTTTGTAGGCTTCGGAGTTGTCGCGTTGCGTCGGCGCTGAAGTTCAGAAACGATTGCTGAGCTGTCAATGACGAGTTCCTTGATTGTTCGGCCAAGTCTTTCGCCTCGGTCGAGAGCTGCTGTGCTTCGCTCGATAGCGTCAATGCCAAGTCTGCCTGCTTCCGAGCTTCTTCCAGATTTGTCTGCGCTGTCTGCAGCTCGCTCTGCTGCGTCTCCTGCAAGATCGCCAGCTCCTGCAAGTTGTCCGACAACATCATCAACAGCTGATCCTCCGATAGTTCCTGCAGATCCACGCCGGCGCCAGCCAATGGCAAGGCCGATGAAAAGGCCAGCACCGACAGCAAGAGGAACAGCAATATAGAATATGACCTTCTTGAGGTTTGTCGTGAATGCAACGCCCACATGCCTACTCCTTCGCCGACTTCGCTGTATCGTAGATACCCATTGCGCTGAATGCGGCAACGGCACCATGGCACAGTCCGGTGATGACCACTGCATCAAGGACCATACGCCACCCAGTGAGGGTGGTTATGACGAATCCGTAGATGGTCGCAATGCTGACAGCAGTGACCAAAAGGACCAAGGGGACGCGTTTTCCATCACCAAGGTATTGCTTGGCGATGCGACCGACACCGATCAACATCGGCACGAGAATAAGAAGTTCTGGCTTGAGATAATTCATTTGCACCCTCCTATATGGGATAGTAATAGGGTAACAAATGAAGGAAAGGGGAAATCGGAACAAACTTCGTGCAAAAATAGAAATGGAATGGTAAGCTGGAAAAAGGAGGTGAGATACAATGGATATAAATATTGTCTTAGTGATAATTCAAATTCTCGAAATAGTCATTATCCCAATTTTTCTTTTGATCATAAACAACAAAAACGAAATACAACTCACTCTATTTCCAAGTAAGGGAGTATTGTAATCATCGAAAGATGCACAGCAAAAACACAAATAGCTGGAAGCCTCTTCAACAGTCTATGTACGAGAAAACCCAAGAACTTAGAATGAAGATTTTTTCCAAACAGGTTCTTCTTTGTAGTGATCTTGCAGTGATTTTTCTTAAATTGCAAATTGCACTAGATGATGCAATTTTTGATGGCGATATCAATAGCAATAAGGGTTTTCTGAATCTTCCGGCTGAAAAGCACCGGTGCTCCGCGCAGGAGCACCAGTGGCAATTCGAA